TCTCACCGCCCGGCTGATCGCATCGCGCACCCAGGAAACCTTCGCCAACCAAACCTCCAGCGACATCGCCACCACCCTGGCGAACCGCCACAACCTCACCGCGGCGGTCGCCCCCACCACCACTCCGGTCGGCGCCTATTGGCAGCTCGAGCACGACCACATCACGCTGGACTGCTTCACCCGCGCCACCACCGAGTGGGACCTGCTCACCACGCTCGCCGCCCACGAAGGCTTCAACGTCTGGATCTCCGGCACCACGCTGAACTTCCAGCCGCCACCCACCAATCTCGATCCGCAGGCGATTCTCAGCGTTACCGCCCCCGCCAACATCATCTCCGTCCAGATGTCGCGCGCCCTCACCCTGGCCCGCCCGATCGCGATCACCGTCAAAAGCTGGAACAGCCGCCAGGCGAACGCCTTCAGCCAAACCGCCACCTCGCCAGGCGCCGGCTCCCCGCAGCCTTACATCTACGTGGTCCCCAACCTCACCCCGGCCGCGGCCTTGAAGCTGGCGCAAACCCGCCTCGCCGAACTCACCAGCCACGAGCGCACCATCGAAATCGAAATGCCCGGCGAACTCAGCCTCACGCCGCGCCAGCAGATCCAGCTCACCGGCACCAACACGTCCTTCGACCAGATCTACCACGTCGAAGAAATCACCCGCCGCCTCAGCACCACCCAAGGCTTCACCCAACACCTCAGAGCCAGGGCGGCCACGCCATGAACCGCTTCCTCAACGCGCTGAAATCGCAAGCCGGCGCGCAAGATCGCAGCACCGCCCAGCCCCGTTTCGCCGTCGTCACCAGCGTCGATCCCACTCGCCCCGCCGCCCGCGTCTCGCTGCAGCCCGAAGGCGTCATCACCGGCTGGCTCCCCATTCTATCGCCCTGGGTCGGCGCCGGCTGGGGCCTGTCCTGCCCGCCCACCCCCGGCGACCAGGTCTTCGTCCTCGCGCAGGAAGGCGACGCCGACAACGGCGTCATCATCGGCCGCGCCTGGAGCGATACCGCCCACACTCCGCAGGCCCCATCAGGCGAACTCTGGCTGGTCCACCAATCCGGCGCCTTCCTGAAACTCGCCAACGACGGCGCCATCCACATCCAGGGCAACGTCTTCGTGACAGGCAGCCTCACCACAACAGCCGACGTCTCCGACAGCCACGGCCCCCTCAACCGCCTGCGCCAGCACTACGACGCCCACACCCACTCCGACCCCCAGGGCGGCACCGTCGGCACAACCTCTCAACCCGACTGAGGAGCCCTCATGCCCGACATCTCCCACCAATTCTCAGCCGACCTCAGCCTCTCCCCCACCGGTGACCTCGCCACCATCACAGCCCCTCAACTCACCCAACAGCGCGTCCTGCGCCGCCTGCTCACCAATCCCGGCGACTACATCTGGCACCCCAGCTACGGCGCCGGCCTCGCAGCCTTCGTCGGCCAACCCGCCAATTCAGCGGGGATCGCCGCCATCGTTCGAGGCCAGATCTTCAAGGAATCCGGTGTCGCCCGAACCCCCGAACCGGTCATCGACATCCAGCCAAACCCCACCGGCGCTGTCTTCCTCGCCATCCGCTATGCGGACGCCAGCACGGGCGAAACCCAGACCTTCTCCTTCACGGTGGGACCGTAACCATGCAGCTCCAGCTTCAGAACTTTCAAACCCTCGTAGCCAACGCCGCAGCAGCCGTCCAAGGTGCCGCCACCCAGCTGATCGACCTGACCATCGGCAGCACGCTGCGCGCCATTCTCGAAGCCAACGCCGCCATCGGCCTGTGGATGCAGTGGCTGATCGTCCAGGTGCTCGCCACCACCCGCGCCGCCACCAGCAACGGTGCTGATCTCGACAGCTGGATGGGTGATTTCTCGCTCACCCGCCTGCCAGCGTCCGCCGCCACCGGCCAGGTCACCTTCGCGCGCTTTACCCCCACCCAGCAGGCGCTGGTCCCGGCCTCCGCCACCGTGCGCACCGCCGACGGCAGCCAGAGCTTCACCGTCAACACCGACCCCACCAATGCCGCCTGGAACGCAGCGCTCGCCGGCTACATCATCGGCGCCGGCATCTCAGGTGTGACCGTCCCGGTCACCGCAGCCTCCCCCGGCAGCGTCGGCAACGTTCAATCCGGCGCCATCAGCCTGCTGGCCACAGCGATCTCCGGCGTCGACACCGCAACCAACGCCGCCCCGCTGCAAGGCGGGCTGGACGCTGAATCCGATGCCGCCCTCCGAACCCGCTTCGCCGTCTATCTCGCCAGCCAGGCCCGCGCCACGCCGCTCGCCATCGGCAACGCCATCCTCTCCGTCCGCCAGGGCCTGAACTACACGCTGCAGGAAAACACCCCCACCATGGGCAGCTTCATCGTCACCATCGATGACGGCTCCGGCGCCCCGCCGGCGTCCCTGCTCAGCGAAATTGCCACCGTCGTCGAGGCCGTTCGCCCGATCGGCAGCCTCTATGCCGTCCAGCCTCCCAGTGTGCTCACCGCCAACGTCTCGATGGCGATCACCACAGCGCCCACCGCCGTCCACCTCACCGTCGCCTCCAACGTCGTCGCCGCCCTCACCGCAGCGATCGATGCACTCACCATCGGCGCCCCCTTGCCCTGGTCGCGCCTCACCCAGATCGCCTACGCCGCTGATCCCAACGTCATCAACGTCACCTCCGTCCTGCTCAACCTCGCCACCGCCGACCTCGTCCCCAGCCAAAGCGGCCTGATCAAGGCCGGCACCGTGCAGGTCAACTGACATGACCGGTGACACCCAAGACATGCTCTCCCGCCTGAAGGCCACCCTCCCATCGCGCTGGTTCGCCGACAGCACCCCGGTGCTGGACGGCCTGCTCACCGGCCTCGCCGCCATCTGGTCCTGGCTCTACGCGGCCCTCGCCTACACGAAGGCGCAAACCCGCATCGCCACCGCCACCGACAGCTTTCTCGACGCCATCACCACCGACTTCTTCGGCCCGCGGCTACCCCGCCGCCCCGCCGAACCCGACGCCGCCTTCCGGCCCCGCATCCAGCGCGAACTGCTCCGCGCGCGCGACACGCGCGCCGCCGTCATCGCCGTGCTGACGGACCTCACCGGACGCTTGCCCCATGTATTCGAGCCCACCCGTCCGGCCGACACCGGCGCCTGGTGCGGCCCCCTCGGCTACGGCGTAGCCGGCGGCTGGGGCAGCCTGATGCTGCCCTTCCAATGCTTCGTCACCGCCTACCGCGCCCAGGGCAGCGGCATCGCCAATGTCACCGGCTACGGCCAACCCGCAGGCGGCTACGGCCACGGCGCCATCGAATACGCCAGCCTCTCCATGCTCACCGGCGAGATCACCGACGCCGACATCACGCAATCCATCGCCAGCGTCATGCCGGTCTCCACCATCGCCTGGACCCGCATCAGCAACTGACTTTCTCTCCGTGAGGCCTCAATGGACCGCAGCTTCGTCTACCCCGGCAGCATCCCGCTCGACACCGACCTGCTCAACACCAATCGCAACGCCATGATCGCCATTGGCGCCCTCGCCCAGGCCACGCTCGGCACCGGCACGGTGGTGGACGGCCTCGCCGTTATCCCAACCATCCCCGCCAGCCTCAGCATCCAGTGCGCGCCAGGCAGCATCACCCAGCTCACCAACGTCGATCAGAACGCCTACGGCTCGCTTGCCGCCGATACCACCGACGCCCTGCTGAAACTGGGCATCAACCTGCAAGCCACCCCGATCACCCTGGCAGCGCCGACCACATCGAGCCAGTCGATCAACTACCTGATCGAAGCAGCCTTCGAGGAAACCGACACCAACCTCACCGTGCTGCCCTACTACAACGCCGCCAACCCGGCCTCGCCCTACCTCGGCCCGAGTAATTCCGGCACCGCCCAGGCCACCCAGCGCATCCAGCGCGTGCAGATCCAGGCCAAAGGTGGGGCCCCCGCCACCACGGGCACCCAGGCGACGCCCTCGGTGGACAGCGGTTGGGTCGGCCTCGCGGTGGTCACCATCGCCTATGGCCAGACCCAGATCACCGCCGCCTCGATCACCCAGGCACCGACCTCACCAGCCCTGCAATTCAAACTGCCCGCGTTGCGCCCCGGCTTCACCCAGATCGACGCCTTCACCAGCTCCGGCAACTTCACCGTGCCGATCGGCGTCACCCAGATCCGTGTCACCGTGACGGGCGGCGGCGGGGCAGGGGGTACCCACGCCAGCATCCCCAGCGGCGGCGGCGGTGCCGGCGGTCACGCCGTCGCCACCATCTCAGGCCTCACCCCCGGCACCATCATCCCGGTCACCGTCGGCGGCGCTGGAGCAGCGCTGGTCGGCAGCACCGGCAACGGCGGCAACGGGGGCACCTCCAGCTTCGGCACCTACGTCTCCGCCACCGGCGGCAACGGCGGGGGAGGCGGCTCGGTGCTGACCACCGCGGCCGGCGGCGGCGGCGGCTCAGCGGTCGGCGGCGCCATCAATGCCGGCGGCAGCTGCGGCACCGACAGCGTCATTCCCGCGGCACGAGGCGGTGACGGCGGCGGCTCCGGCAGCGGACGCGGCGCCACCGGCTTCGTCCAGGGCATCGCCGCCCAAGGCTATGGCGCCGGCGGCGGTGGCGGCGGATCCAACAGCACCAGCGGCACCGGCACCGGCGCCCCCGGCGGCAACGGCGCTGCCGGCATCGTCATCGTGGAGTATTGAGCCATGCAAACCTACGCCCGTATCGAAGCCGGCCTCGTCGCCGAACTGCTGACCACCGCCCACAACCCTGCCACCCTGTTCAACCCGGCGCTGGTCTGGGAGCCGGTCGAAACCCCCGGTGTTTGCGTCGGTTGGCTCTGCGGCCCCACCGGCTTCGCGGCCCCGCCAGCCCCCGTGCAAACCCCGCTGCAGGCCCCCACGCTCGCCGAACTCCAGGCCGAGCTTGCCGCCATCGCCGCCCGCATCACCGCCCTCACCACCAGCGGAGGCTAACCATGGCCACCACCGCCACCCACGTCTGGCGCCCCAGCGGCGCGCGGCGCATCGTGCTTGACGGCTTCGCCCCGGTCCCGCGCGGCACCGTCGCCGACACGCCCGCCCCGCTCGCCTGGCCCGCCAAAGACCCCGCCGACGTGCTCGACTACGAGTTCGACGTCTCCGCCGCCATGATCGGCAACCGCGGCGACAGCATCGCCACCTTGGATGTCGCAATCACCCCCAACGCCACCGGGGACCTCACGATGTCCAACGCCGTCGCCGACGGCGCGATCGCGGTGTTCTGGTTCGCGGCCGGTCAGATCGGCACGATCTACGTCGCCCAGATCACCATCGGAACCACCTCCGGGCGCACCATCAGCCGTGCGGTGCTGCTGCCTGTGCAATCGCTGGCCACCGCCGCAAGCCCCACCAACGCGCTGACCACCGAAACCGGCGCCGTCGTCACCGACCAGAACGGCAACCCAATTCTGATCGGAGGCTAACCGCATGACCACCATCCCAGAACTCCCCGCCGCCACCGCCACGGCGGCAACAGACCTTCTGCCGGTCAGCCAGAACGGCATCCTGCGTGCGGCCACCGTCGCCCAGGCCACCGCCGGGCTGCAACCGACCCTGGCCCTCGCCACCGGCCAGATCCTCGGCCGCATCTCCGCTGGCTCCGGCGGTGTCGAGACCATCACCGTCGGCGCCAACCTCACCATGGCCAGCGGCACGCTCGCCGCCACCGCAGCGCCCTTCGTCATCGCTGGCCTGCCCGCCGGCACCCAGCCTGCCACCACCGACCTGGTGGCGATGTCGCAATCATCCACCAACACAGCCCTCACCTACGCGCAGTTGATGGGCGGCCTGTCCGGCCTCACTGGCCTCGACGTCTCCCACCTCTCCACCACCCCCACCGGCCTATCACTCGCCCGCCACCTCGCCGACCAGATGGCAGACGCCGTGCCCGTCGAGGCCTTCGGCGCCGTCGGCGATGGCATCACCGACGACACCACCGCCATCTACCTCGCCCTCTCCAGCGGCCGCCCGGCGCGCCTTGGCTCAAAAACCTACATCGTCAACGGCCAGCTTACCCTGAGCACCGCGAACGCCGCCCTGCTCGGCATCCCCGGCCAAAGCCGCCTGCGCCGCCTCACTCAAACCACCGGCAGCGCCTGGATCTCCATCCAGGCCAGCAACTTCACCGCCGACGGCGTGATCTTCGACGCCAACAAAGCAGCGGTCACCTCCGACAACTGGGCCGTGCTGGTCACCGCCGCCTGCCTGCAATCGGATTTCCACCGCTGCGTCTTCACCAACGCCGGCGGCGCCACCTTGGGCCACGGCCTGACCTTCCTGGCCAGCGATCCCGCCCTGGTCCAACACACCGTCCGAGACTGCGAATTCGCCACCAACAACCTCAACGGCCTCTGGGTCCAGGCCTGCCAGGGCGTGCTGGTCGAAGCCTGCCGCGCCCACGACAACGGCCAATACGGCATCGTGCTCGACTACAACGACGCCACCTTTGTCCAGAAGATCCACAC